TTCATTGAAAAACCGTAAAGATAGAATTATAACCGAGGTTTTGCTTCCCTTGCGATATGGCCCGACGCAAGAAGGCAACTCGACGCCGAAGGAAGCCCGCTCTGAATCTGTATGACATGGCGGTTGCGTATGGCAACCTGAACATAATCACCCAAGCCACCCTCGGCTCGGGACCGATAGAAGCCCTCAGCGGGGCCTACGACATCGGCTATACCCGAACATCAGATGTCGGCCTCGGACGCGGTTCGCAGATGCTCGCCGTCACTGGCGCTTCTCAAATCAGCCTCGCCGACATCATGAACGCGCCCGCGATGAGTTTCGACGCCGTTATGGCCAATGCCCGCGCATCGGCTGTGCCCGCTGCATTGGCGGCCATTTCTTTCAATATCGGCGCTGGAATTTTTAAGAAAATAATGCGCAAGCCGTTCAATCAAGCGAACAAGCTCATCAAGCCCCTCGGTCTCAATGTGAGGATTGGTTGAAATGGCCACTAACACCGTAGTGGGGATTCTCGTTTGCTCTGATGGGACTAATATCCCTCTCAAGGCTGAAATCGCTGAGGGAACTGAAACCACATTGACCACTGACACAACGTATACCAGTGCCGCGATAAACATCGGAGATTATGCGCTTGGAAAGACCGTCACTCATGGACTCATCCAGTTCGCCAACGGTTTTCAGTACGCCTACATTCTTCGTCAGGGAGTCGTTCAAAGTGTCATTGCATGTTGCGTGAACGGTGCCTCGACTGCAACCCCCCCGCTATGGGCACCTGTCACTTTAATGGCAGGCGATTTGCTTCAGGTTATGAATCAGACAGCTGCGGACCGCGGGGCCGCCCTCTGTTATGTGACTAACCGCGGTGTTCAGCGCATCGCGACTGCCACCGCTAGCACTGGGGCCACCAATGCTCTAACCGATTTGCAAACGGGAAATAGCATCGGTGACACCGTCCAAGGCCAATCATTGGTCGCCGCTTGGTTCACTAGCGTTGACTCCGGCTTGATAGAGACTCCCGGCGCTGTCGTCGTTGATGCTCTTGGAAACGTCGTCGGTTCCGTGACCAATACCGACCCCGCAACTCAACAGGCTGTATCTTCACCATGCAGTATTCCCGTGAACTTGAACTTCGTCGCTCAATACTTGACTTCAGCCTGAGGTGCAGGGCTATGGCGATTTCAAAGAGAGCAAAGGCGCGTTTGAGATTAATGAACGCATCAGAGAAGGCAGCGGTCAGGAAATCCGCGAAACTTCTCTTTGATACCGAGTTAATGGGCGTCAAGCGTATGCGCGAAATAGTGAGATGGACAGAGAAGTTCATCGGCAAGCAGCGGTGACAGGATGCCGCTTCCAGATGCCCCGGCGCAGTCACCTAGAGTGTACAAACTGCTCAAGAACACGACGCTTGAGAACCTCACCGCGGATAATCTGTCAGATGTAGCCGACCCTATCAGTATTGAAATGCTGAATGAGGATGAGTTGCGCCGAGTTTGTCTCGTCGCTTTCGCACGCATGGTGACTAAGGGCAGCTTCGACGGGTGGTTGTGATGCCTCTACCTGATGCAATCAAGCGTTCGCCTCGCGTCTATACTCTCCTTCAGAATCAAGACCTTGAGAATGTCACTGCCGATACGCTCGCAGATGTAGCTGACCCCATAGCCATCGAAGAACAGAATGAGGATGAACTGAGAAGGATTTGTCTTGTCGCCTTCGCGCGCATGGTGACTAAGGGCAGCTTCGACGGGTGGTTGTCAGGTGGAGGTGGTGCCGCGGTACTCGGCGTAGGTGCTGGGGTCAAGACTGGCGCTAACTACAGTTCGTTAACCAAGCAAGGGCCCTTTGGCCGGGGATCGCCAGACACAACGATGACATGGAATCTCGATCCTGCTCAGTATATCCCCTTCGTCGCCCCAGTCACGGCGACCATGGACTCGGTTATTCTCAGTGTCACTGTGGCGACGGCTAGCGCTGACATGCTGATGTGTGTTTACAACTCCGACGCTGACACAGGAGCACCGACCACGCAGCTCTCCGATGAGGTGACTGTCGAGTGTAGCTCCACCGGCTTCATCGAGGTTGACTTCTCCAGTCCACCAGACCTCGAGGTGGGCAAGCTGTATTATTTCGGGATGGCTAGAACTGCGGCAGCAAACATCTCTTTCACGGCCCACCTCACCGAGAACGAGACGAACTTCGGCGGCCAGGAGTATTCCAGTGACTACAACCGAAACGCGCTGACTGAAACCGGGGTCGACAACTCGTTGCCTGCAACGGCAACTGCTGCTAACATTCTCGGCTCGAATGTCGCGGTCCCTATCATTATGGTGAAGTGGAGCTGATGACATGAAGGTTCAGCGGAGAATGATCCACATCGACACGGACGGCAACAAGACCGTTACCTATCGTGAAGTCACTTGGGAAGAGGTGCGACATAACCGAAATGTCGAACTCGCTCAAAGTGACTGGCGCGCTATGAAGGACAGAGTACTCTCGTCAGAGTGGAAGGAACACAGAACAGCGTTGCGCGACCTCCCTCAGAATTTTGAAAGTGCATCTGACGCCGCAGACAACTGGCCCCAGCCCCCGGAGTGAGTCGATGTCGAAACGGCGTCCAGATAAGGTCGTAGAATTTCGCATTTCGATGCAGGATTATGAACGTGAAATGTTCAGTTCGGCAATCGGAGCCTATCAGATGAATCGGATAATGACTCCGATAGTGACTTTGATGAACGATGTGACAGGGATGATTGTATTCTTGACCATTCTCGCAGCTGTAGGTGTCACCGGTGTGACCTTCACCTTCTTGACTGCCATGCTGACCGCTGACTCAGGAATAGAGGCCGTCGTAGACCAGTTCTTCACGCAGAGAGAACAAGCCATCGCCGCGGGCGCTACAGTCGGAGTCTTCGGTCTATCCAACCCACTAACGGCTCAAATCCTCACTATGCTCGGTTTAACCCCTCAAGAACCATGAAAATGACCCTTCAAGTAGGGGGGTAACGGCTACGATTTGGGGCCATCGGTCCCGAATAGACGTAAATCCATCATCGATGCGGACTCTGGGGGTTCTTCGCCGTTAGCAACGGCGAGAATATGATTTTGAAGATGTCTGATGGTCTTCTCCGACTGTCTCAACCGCGCAGCTAGTCCGACTCTGTTAGCTGGTCCGTTATCCTCGGTGAACTTGATTGCATAACGAATCTCTGAACTCTTCATGCGGGCAGGCCATGATTTGTAGATGCGATATGCTTCGTTGTCAAGGGTCGCTGAGATTAGGTGCATTCAATCACGCCCGTCTAGTCGGTATTTAGAATCTGAACATTCAGGGTTTACACAATAGGGTTCAATTCCCATTATCATTCCTGTGTTGGCAAACATCAAACTATTCTTCTTGCATGTCGGGCATATTCCACTCATTCAACTCGCCTCCTTCAGGAACACATCTAGGAGCCTCCGGCAGTGGGGGCAGGGGATAGTGACCTCGAACGTCCTAGAGCTGCGTGGAGTGTCGTCTACGGCCTTCATCGTGACTGCCTCCCACATACCATGTTATGACCACGTTCTGAAAACCAAATCTCTTCACCGCATAGGTTACAATACTTATGCATTTCACCATTAGGCCACGGTTGATTAACTGTAGCCCTCATTCAATCACCTATGGCCTTCATTCTTGACACCCGAGTTTCTTCATAAATGGGTTCACCCACTCACTCCCTCTTGAAAGACGTAGGAACATCTTTTTTTGTTCAGCCTTTGTTAATTTCTTCACCTTTTGTTCATTCATCTTTCATCCTCTCCATAGTCCCGGTAGCTCGTACTCTCCATTGCTCGACCTTGGCGACCCTTCGGAGGCAGTCAAGGTCAGTGCATTGGTATATCATCAGCCAGTTATTCTTTCCGCGAGTGGGGTTCCCACTATCGAAACGTGTTTCTTTTCCACATTCACAGATTGGTTCTTCATTCATCTTTATCACCTTTGGAGAGCCGGCGTTCAGTGTGGATGCACTCATTGTCCGACCCTCCACTTGAGGGGAGGGGCCTAGAGTATAATATAGTGCCGGTTGTTGAAGTCAAGGCTTCAGGGGCTCTGCCCCTTCACCCTCACCCCCTCCCACCGGCGATAACCAGCCCACCCAAGCCACCGGCTTTCAAGATTCTCTAGTATTTTGAGTGAATTCGGGTCGTGAAGGCAGATTGATAGACGGTCGGCTCCCGGTTGATGGACATGGTAGACGAAATAACCCTGTTAATCACCCTTGGAACGCTTAATTTGCTCGCTCTTGGCGGTCTTTCGATGTGGATTAGGCGAGAATTAGAGGATGCAATGGCCCAACTGGACAATTCCCTAGCTCTAGCTCTGAAAAACACGATTGAGAACCTGACAGGTGAAGGCGTGATGCCGTTTGAGCCACCAAATCCGATAACTACTGCCATCGGTCAACTCCTGATGGCCTCTGCGCAAAAACAAATGAACACAGTTGAAGCAACGGTCACTTCACGGGGTACAGACGGACAATTCATTGAAAAACCGTAAAGATAGAATTATAACCGAGGTTTTGCTTCCCTTGCGATATGGC